GTTCATGCAGCTTTTTCTCTAGTTGAGTCAGAATCAATATTTGAAAGACAGGAAGTTCTTTCAAATCTGTTAACAGAATGCTTGGAAGGAGGCTGCCCGATATTACAAAATCATTACACTCAGATCGCACAGGCCATTCTGCATTATAGATTAATGGGAATGAATATCGCTCCTCTCTTCTTCATCTTTGGGTATTTCATGGGTCAGTTACCAGATCCATCAATGGGCTTCTTCCTGATGGATAATCCAATTGCATGTGGAGTAGCTGGACTGCAATACAACTACTGGAAAGTAATCAGGAAAAATCAAACTCTTGCAAAGAGGTTAGAACACTTACTAACTGATAAGGATCTGACTACAACCACAAGTGGATCACCAAATTCAGCAGTGTTGATCATGTGGGGAAAACGAAAGCGATGGGAACGATTACTAGAAAACATGGAAAAAATGCTACCAGATTGGAAAGAAAGAATTGATGCATTTCCAATTTTATTATATCGTGCCCCATCATGCTGGGAAGAAGTCATGACCAGAATGCTAGTGAAAGTTACAAACCCTTCTGTTGCAGCGTCTTTAAATACAGCAAACTGTATTACAAGAGTAATCGCTGCATCAGTGTACATGTTAGCAAAACCTGCTATGTCACTATCTCAGGCTTGGATTGAAATGGATGCACCTGGAAAGCATCTTCGACATAGCTTGCTTGGTATACTCAATAGAGACATTGCAGAACTCAAATGTGCTCCATGTGTGCAGTCAGACGAACTCGAAAAGCTACTATCAGGCTTATTCATGCATCATCATTCATACCATGACATTGAAGCCAAATTAGCTGGGTTAAGTATTACAAACTTGCCACTTGTTTACACTGCTGACAGGCGTATGATGAAAAGTGAGTTGTTAGTATATGGAGAAGTTCTTCAACCAGCATCTCTAGAGAAATTGTGTAACTTCTATTGGTGGGATAAGCCAATTGGACTCAGTAAAGATGTTGCAGATGCTCATTTTGCCCAGTATCAAAAACATATTCCATGGTTAAGTACTGAGTATAAAGAAACATTAAAAGCTAGTCCATTCAATTCCCATATTCAATTGAGAAATTTCGTTGCTCGGCAATTGTATAGATCACGTAAACTCAGGATAACAGGTGCTCCAATTGCTGCCCACGCATCACAAGTACATGTCATGGCATTGATTAGACACAATCTTTGGCCTCATTGGAAAATGTATGGGAAGGATATCGATGATAGAGTACACAAACTCAGCGACACGAAAACAAAATTACATACTTTAACTGCTTTAGCTTTCTTGCCTATGGTAGATTCTTACATAGCAAATAACAAAAAAACTGAATGGGCTATCCATGAACTGAGTACGGCAAAGCAACCCTGGACGTTGGAAGATCCCCAGGCATCATTGAAAGTCATGCAATACTCCATTTTGGTTGCTACTGTAAAAGCCATGAGAGATTGGGACCAAACAAAGGATGAACATGACTACATATCAGCTAAAGATAAGATTTTGAGAATGATTGAACGAATCAAGGGAGGAATGGTAGGAGGATGGAGAAACTTGACTCCAAGTGAACTTCAACAAAGAGCAGTTCCCATAGGACCTAAAGATGCTCAGAAAGATGGTGCTCCTAAATATGCATGGTATGGCAAATCTATGTGGATGGGAGTAGTTGGAGAATGTCAGTTAACCCTGCATTATAATAATAATGATCTAATGTCAATTGTGACTAACAGCTTATACAAACTTACCCAAATGCAAAGCGTGGTATCCAAATTTCTAAAGGATGTTAGTACCACTATACCTGAAAAGGGAGAAACGATGAGTGGATTAACAAAAGTTATGCATCTAAAAAAACTAAAAAGAGATGAATTTGTTTTAAGTTCAGAAAAGGGAATTCCCATTTATGAAATGTCAAATCTTAAGCAATCTTATGATGCAGCGACATTTGAGCCTCAGATCAAATTCACGGGTACTCAAATCAAGCTAATTAACAAATATTGTGGAAGAAAATACAACGTTCTGTCATTAAATTTGTCTTACGAGAACATCAATTATGACTTAGCACCCAAGAAAGTGTCTCCAAAAATGTACAAATTATTGCCTCAAGCATGGATTACTGGCCAACCCCTCACACCCCCACAAGTGACCACTATGCTGAAAAATCTCTCAAAACAATCCTCTCAATATGATGTACCTAGACTACGAAGACATCTTGGCGATGCAATGAAATTAGCTTTCGTTAAAGCTGGATTTGTATCTCATTGTGATGCAGCATCTGCATCCATGAGAACAGCTGATGAAGATCAGTATGCACCAAATGCAATTATGGATAAATTGATAGGAATGGAATCAGAAGATAAGTTCAAACAGTTGGGAGGATACTCATTACAAGAATTTGCTAAGTTTGCTAAACAAACGGAATCAGATACTGAAAATGATACAGATGATGAACCAGAGGCACTATATGACACAGACTGGTTGATGGCTGACAAAAGCTCTTGGAATGTTGCCAACTGGGCAGAAGCAACTGAAAGAGCTGGACCTTCATCTATGGAAGGATTAAACACCAAAGATTTTCCGGCTACTATGCAAAATAGAGCCATGATGGAACGAGCTATTGAAAATTTGCGATTTGAAGACGTTGATTCACGATATACATACATGGATTCATCTCTAAGATATTCATTAAAAGCTTGCATCTTAGAAGGAATGAGAATATTTGAGCAATACACACATGAGATTAATACTACAGTGGGAGCTGCACATGCTGCAGATTTAATTCAAAAGAGATATACAACCGCCACAGCTGAAATAGCTCGAACTTTAATGAACATCTGGGAAGGAGAATGGAAAGACGTGTCACAACTCCGAACAGTCAATTTCGTGGATCCATCTGTATCAGCTGATAGTATTTTCTAAGAATCAAAATGATTAATAATGGAAAGATGAAAACAAATAATAGATTAAGTATTCC